TTCAATATACCACCATCCTTATTGTTTTGTTTTTTATCAATATTATCATTTCCATCATAATCAGTTTCATTATCAAGACCAACACCAACAATAGGGGTAGGTACAAATCCCTCAATTGGTTTTTCGTCTTCTATTGGACTATCCTCATTATCGGGTTGAATGTCCTCTAATATATCAATAAATGTTTCTATATTTGCATAATTCATATCTTTTTTCATTTTCAGTTTTTTCATTTTGTATTTATTATGATTCAAACTCATACCTTCTTTCATTGGTTTTTGTTTCCATTTTGTAGTATTTTCCATCATTATATATTACTATATTATGATATAATAATAAATTATAATTCACATTTTTAACGAGCATACATTAATCCACAATTACCACCAATAAATGAAAGTATATTGTAGCGTTCTTCATACAATACTAAATTATAGTTATAATCATACAACTGATATGTACCTTGTCTTACACCAATAGGTTCCCCATCTTGATTACATATTACATCATAGCGAGAATTCACTAAATCAATTTCAGGAACGTGCGTTGTTATTTCTAACTCAATGTTTTTAAAATTACTCATATTTATTGCCCCTGACGGTTGATATTCCTTCGGATCGGTCTTTAAACAGAAATTGTAACAATATATACCGTTTGAAGCAGACCCATTTGTGCGCGTATATTTTTCAATATAATCAAATACTCCTCGTGTAAGAATATTCTCGCGATAATCGCCATCCAACAAAATACCCATTGTTTCAAGAATTTCTTTGCGATTAACCGATTTGAAATCACCAGTAATATAAATACCCGTATTTCGACCATCGTGTGGGTCAATAAACGGACCATAATCCTGTGGAATAGTCCCAGGAAGATTGAGTCCATCCAAATATGTTTTGATATTACGTGCTGACAGTTCAATATCGGCGGGTTGTGTTCTATATGGCCAATTTGTATAGTTTGACCATTCGTTACGTAAATTCACATCATTACGCTGTAAATACCACATCCAAGACGATATCATTCCATTGGATAATAATTTTATCTTTTTAGACCCCGTTACATTTTCAAAACGGTGTTCATATACATCTTTAATGAGATATGCTTGGTCCTCTAATGCGAATTTGCGGGATTCATCTGTAGATAGGAAACAATAAGTTGATATAAGATGCACGTCTGCATTCCACGTATTTACTTTATTTGCATAATACTCTGAATCTAAAAATACATTAGGGGGTGTTTGTAGAAAACGATACATCTGAAAACGATTTTCATTGAAATCCGGTCGCACATAGGGACGATTATATACATTATCATATACATCGCGAACTTGAAATAAATCTTGTATGGGTCGCAATGTAACAGAGATTTCCAACTGATTGTATTGTAATGATATTAATGGAAATGGTGTGCGGTTATCCATGGTAAACCAGGTATTAATGGGAATATACAAATTGCGACCACGTATGCTCGGTTCAGAACCAACAGCAGAAGGTGTATAAAAAGCGGAAGGATATGTATTATGACGACCATTTACGTTGGCTGGGTCATTTAATTCAGGTATATGTCCAGTCATCTTATGAAACAAATCCTTTTTCTCTGATGTAAAATCCCTTTCCATCATCGCTGCTAAATAATTTCCAGTATATCGCTGTATGGTGGTTGATCCACACGACAAAACGACTTCTTTTATCATATGTGTTCCAATATGTTCAATCCACCTGAAGTCATATGGTGCCCAACGTCCAGTTGTATGTTTAGTAGTATTGCCAGCAGTTTGGGGAACAGGGTGATGAATAGGACTCCAAATATTAGGCAACGTAACTACCAAATAGGTATCCATCAACAGTTCTGCATATCGTGGAAATTTGAATGTAAATGTGGATTCTTCGCTGGGACGGAGTTCTCGTAAGCCATCGTAATCAATGCGGAATTTTTGTAATCCAAAGTTAGTATATTTACTATATACGACCTTGAAAAATGTTTTACTTGGATTTCCATTTAATATAACATTATTAGAACCTTGTGATTTTAAATTTAGTAATCCACCAGCCATATTATTATATAGAAAATATATTATATCTTTATATAATAAATAAAAGGACTATGACTTTTAATAATATTTTGCTATTCATTATCATTGTATTCATTTTATATTTACTACTATCTACAATTGTATATAAATATAATTCTATCCAAGAAGGATTATTTGATACGAAAAACAGTGAAATTCGCTCAGTGTCATATAATTCCACCAGTTCTGGTATTAGTAACTATAATGGCGAACTTTATTTACCATTAAAAGAATACATTATAAAATCCAGTTATAACAGTGCTATTAGTGGTAAATATGTAAGCAAAGATATGGTTAAATATGTATTATCACGAGGTTGCCGCTTGTTAGACTTTGAAGTATTAATGATTAATGATATTCCTTATGTAACATATACTACCGACAATACATATAAAACATATGATACGGAAAACAAGGTCTTATTAGATGATATATTATCCGCGGCATCTACATTCGGATTCTCGTATCCATCTCCCAATTCCAAAGACCCGCTTTTTATAAATATTCGTTTAAAATGTAACGAAGACGATTTATCCATTGCTTTAACAGCTGTTTCAAAATCCGTTGATTTTGCTTTATCGGGTAAATTATACGACAAAAAAATCACTAATCGTACTACAATGAACGACATTAACAATAGAGTGGTATTGATGTTTGATAATAGTATTCATCGTAATTACCAGAATCAGATAATGTGCGACCCAATGGAAATATGTTATGATTTATCAAAACAAATAAATCTACAAAATGGTTCATTGCTTTCCAAATATAGTACTATGGATTTAGATGAAAAAGATGTTCAAATTGATTCCAATGATAATGTCACACTGAGAAATATGTCCATTGCGGTTCCCGAATATTATAATGAAAATGGTAAAATTGGGTCGCTATTTGCAAGCACATTTGTAAATCACATTTCGTTTATCAAATCTATTCAGGATTATGGCATTCAAATGTTATGTTATCGCTATTATATGCGAGATAGTAACTTACAAGAATGCGAAGATTTTTTCAAGCATTTTAAATCCGCATTTATACCATTTAATATTGCTCTTCCATATATCAACCGATTACAAGAATTATAACTAATAGAATAAATATATAAGTAATAATATATATTTACATTTTTTTTAACAATGGATAGTGTTGAAGATATGCCTACCAAAACATACAATACAAAGAATACTATTAAAAGTAAAAAAGATCTTGCACGCGTACAAAATAAGTATGATAATGAGTTATGTAATAATGATATGACATTTGAAGATTGTGAGCTCACTATTTTGCGTCAAGCAGTTGATGTTACAGAAAAGGTATCCAAACGAAAGTTGGTTAATAATGACGATATTACATCAATTCTAAGTATTTTAGAAGATTTTTTGAAGAAGAAAAAATTAGTATGTTATGGTGGAACAGCAATCAATAATATTTTACCCAAAGAAGCTCAATTTTATGATAGAGAACTTGAAATCCCAGATTACGATTTTTATAGTCCAAATGCACTCAAGCACGCAATTGAGTTATCCAATATTTATTATAAAAATGGATATACCGATGTAGAAGCCAAATCAGGCGTACATAAAGGAACTTTTAAGGTATTTGTAAATTTCATACCCATTGCAGATATTACACAACTTCACAACGACATTTTTGATACTATTTCCAAGGACGCTATAACAATACAAGGAATTAAATATAGCCCGCCTAATTTTTTAAGAATGAATATGTATTTAGAACTATCGCGTCCAAGAGGTGACGTTTCCCGATGGGAAAAGGTATTAAAACGTCTTGTATTATTGAATAAATATTATCCAATGAAGCCTGGTGTGTCGTGTAAAACGATTGAATTTCAGCGTCAAATGCCGTCATTGCGTAAAGATAAATCTGAACCGATTGAAAACATATTTAATATATTATGGGAATCCCTTGTAAAACAAGAAGTAGTTTTCTTTGGTGGTTATGCAGCATCGTTATTTTCAAAATATATGATTGGAGAACTCAGTATAACGAAAAAGGTTCCCGATTTTGATATAATTGCTGAAAATCCGGAAGTTACATCAACAATTATAGCTGAAGCATTGAAAACATATAATATAGACGATGTTGAAATAATTAAACATGCTGAGATTGATGAAATTATACCTGAACATATTGAATTCAAGGTTCGCGGTACATCTGTATTGTTTATCTACAAGCCCATTGCGTGCCATAGTTACAATAAAATTAATATTCACGGAAAAAAGGTGCGCATTGCCACAATTGATACTATACTTACATT